ACCCGCGAACAACCGGTTGAAATCGAATTGAGCATGAAGGACAAAAAGAAAATACAAATTGATTACATCAACGAATGTTTCCGAAAGCCGTTCAAATACTACAAACGAACCGGAAATTTGACATTCGGAATCACACCCATTCAATTCATTTATAAATTTTTGACCGACGATTTGAATGTTTTGAACGTTTCACCTGAAGAAAAAAAAGACATTTATAAAAAAGCGGTTGAAGTTGTCCGGGCGGAATGGATCAACAAATCAGGAATTGACAATTTTGCAAAATATCGTCAAAAGCGAAATCAAATCGAAGTTGAAGGATTTGAATCGGTTTTCAGTTTCGAAATTAGAAACGAATGTTTTCGAATTTGCGTTCACGATTATTTAAAAACAACAACCGACGATTTCGAATTATTATTGGATAAACAAATAAAAAAAATTGAATTAAATGACTGAAGAAAAAAATGTTTTGGTGGCTATTTCCGGCGGTCGAAGTTCCGCGTTGATGTCGTATCACATTTATAATTCGCCAAAATATAAAGATTGGAACAAAATTTTTGTTTTTGCCAACACCGGAATGGAACGCCCTGAAACAATTCAATTTTTGAAAAACATTGAAAAACATTGGGGAATTGAAATCACTAAAATCGAAGGTGTTTATACAAACGAAATGAATATTGGTGTCAATTTCAAAATTGTTGATTGGGAAAATTTGGACATGAACGCAAAGCCATTTGAAGGGGCGGTCATGCACATGAATAAAGGAACATTTGACGGTTTGCCAAATATGGCCGCACCTTATTGTTCCGAGCGAATGAAAACAATTCCGTCAAAAAAATTAGGTGACGAAATATTTGGTTTAAACAATTACAAAACCGCAATTGGATTTCGTTTTGAAGATATGCCAAAACGAATTTCATTTCCTGAAATTAAGGTTGACCAAAAACGAATTTTTCCATTATTGACGGATTTTGAATCACCAGTGACACAACAATTTTTGAACGATTGGTGGTCAAAACAACCGTTTAAATTGGAAATTCACAACAAGTTTGGAAATTGCGAATTGTGTTGGAAAAAAAGCGAAAAAAATTTAATTGAAGTCATCAGACACGGAACACGTTTTGTTGATTGGGTTGATACAATGGAACAAAAATATCAAAACACAATGTTTCGAAATAAGTTGTCAATTCGCGATTTGGTTAAAATGGCAAGTTTGCCAACAACGGCCGAATTTAATTTTGACGATGTTGACGACAATTGTGTTTGTTCATTTACTTAAAAAAAATATAAAATGGAAAATCAAAAAACAACATATATTTTCAGGTTTCGAGGTTACGAACCGGAATTTGTTCAACGACGTGGTGAATCTTACATCGATTACAAATTAATCTATTTCAACGAACAAAAAGAATTGACCGAAGACGAATTTAACGATTATGTTTTTGCATGTCAAAGTTCTGATTCAAAACGAAAATTAATTGATTGGATCAAACAATGAACAATCATGAATCCTGGTTAAAATGTCGAAAATGTAAATTTTTTTACGACATTCGTGTTGACATTATATGTCCAAAATGTTTAAATAAAAATAACGAAAATGATAAAAAAATTAAGTATTAAGGGAACAATTTCAATGATTGTGGTTTTGCCGTTAATTGTGGCAATTTCCGTTTTATTATTTGCATTTGCTTATTTAATAAAATGGATAATTTGGATTTTTAAATTTGTTGGAATAATGGACGCGTTTGATTATTTGTCATACAAAGTCAAACAAAAAGAAAAATTGAATTCGTTTTTTAACGCATTAACCGACGAAGATAAAAAAACAATGAAAAATGGGTAAATTAATGGAAATGATTTCAGGAAAAAAAGACGTTGACCAAATTCAACGCAATATGAATTGGGTTGATAACCAAATAAAAAATTTGGAACAAACAAAATTTATATTGGATCAACAAATCACCAAAATGCAAAAAGAACGCGAAAGGTTAATTGAAAAAATGAAAAAATGAATATTGCTTTATTGACCGTCATTATTCTACATTTTACAATGTTTGGCATTTTGGTCATGATGTTGGAATATAATAAATATAAAATTCGAAAAAAAAAATGAATGAAATCATTGAATTTAACGATTGGGTTAATGGATTAATTGAAGACCTTGCAAACAATGAAATGATTTCATTAGTCGAATTTGACCTTCGATTTAATCAAATTGAATTTGAACGAAAACGCGTCATTGACATGATGACTAATTTAAACAATTTGTTGGATGACGGTTGTTTTTAGTATCTTTGAACAAACCGGGACGCGAAACGTCCGTAAAAATTCAACATGGCAAATCGAACAATAAAAGACAAAATCGCATTATCAAAAAAGATTTGCGACGATTACGGCACAAACGACGTCACCATTGATTCGGTTTGTGAACAACACGGTATTTCAGGGCGAACATTTTTATTGTGGAACGATGCACATTCTGAAATTTCTGAATTATATAAGATAGCAAAGGAAAAAAATTCAAAGGTTCACAAATCCGTTATGCGCGAGAAAGCGTTGAACGGCCTTCAAAGATTTTTGACCGGTTGGATTGTGGAGGAATCAGAAACCGAGGAAATGAAAAACGGCAAAGGCAAAGTCATCATGACAAAAACCAAAAAGAAAAACAAATTCATTCCGCCGTCAACAACGGCCGTTATTTTTGCGCTGAAAAATATTGATCCGGCCCAATGGAACGAAGACATGACAATTGATTTTGGAGGCGAAAAACAAGTTTTCAAAATAGGTGACCAAACAATAGAATTCAAATAATATGGCCAAAGTCACACGCTCATCAATTGCCGGTAAAAAATACGCGGTGAACATCAACGGAAAAACAATCAATTTTGGGGCGCAAGGTTATCGAATTAAACCCGGAACGACGGCCGGTGATTCATATTGCGCAAGGTCGGCAAAAATAAAAGGCGCGAACGACGAATCAACACCCAATTATTGGGCGCGTCAATTATGGTCGTGCAAAGGTGACAAATCAATTTCGTCAAAACCATTTTTTGGAAAATACGATTTACCATAAAAGCCGGGTGAACATTTGTAAAAACAAAAAGGTTTTTCAAAGCGTTGGAAATTCCGTTCGAATCGGACACCCGGCACAAAATAAAACAACAACATGAACGTCTTATTTGAACCACACCCAAAACAACACGAATTCATTCAGGCGGTTTTTTCAAATAAATTCAGATACCTATTATTTGGAGGCGCGGCCGGTGGTGGCAAATCGTTTGTTTCATTGGCCACATTGATAATGTTGGCGCGGATTTATCCAGGTTCAAAATCATTTGTTATTCGCGAATCATTGCCAACATTAAAGCGAACAACCATTCCGTCATTTTTCAAGTTGTGTCCACAATCATTCGTCAAAAGTTACAATCAAACCGACCAATTGGTGAAGTTTAGAAACGGTTCGACATTAACTTTTTTTCCTGAAAACTATGTCATGGACAAAAATTTGACGCGGTTTGACGGTATTGAAGCAAATTTCTTTTTGATTGAAGAGGGCCAGGAATGCCAACGAAAAACGTTTGAAAAATGTAAATTGCGCGCCGGTCGAAACATCATTCCGGGTTTGGAACAACAACCCAACCCAATGATTTTAGTCACTTGCAATCCGTCACAAAATTGGACAAAGGAATTGTTTCATGAACCATTTGTCAATCAGACATTGACACCGGATCATTTTTATTTGCAAAGTTTAATGAAAGACAATCCGTCGTTGCCCGAATCGTATTTGGAAGGGTTGGACAATTTGGACGAAATTACGCGTGAAATTTTCGTCAATGGAAATTGGAACGTCATGAATGTTGAACGTCCATTTGCCTATTCATTTAATAAATTCAAAACGGTCAAATCAAATTTGGAAATCAACAAAAACGAACCAATCATTTTGTCGTTCGATTTTAACGTTGATCCGATTACATGTGTCGCCGGTCAAAGTTTTGGCGGTAAAATTAGAATCCTGAAGGAATTCAGATTGCGCAATTCGGACATTTACAATCTTTGTTCGGTTATCAAAACAACGTTTGGAAGTCCATTTTTTATTGTCACCGGTGACGCGTCCGGGGCCAATCGTTCCGCCATGACAAAAGGCGCAATGAATTTTTATACAATCATTCGTGACGAATTAGGATTGTCAAAATCACAATTCAAAGTTCCGTCAATCAATCCGTCAATAAAGAATTCCCGCGTGTTGTTAAATTCAATTTTGGAACGTCACACCGATTTGTTAATTGACGCAACGTGTCAATATTTAGTGAACGATTTAATTTCAGTACAAACCGATTCAAACGGTGACATTGATAAAAGCAAAGACAAACATTTGACACATTTATTGGATTGTTTCCGTTATTATTTGTGGACGTTTCACCACGATTTTATTCGTTTTCTAAAATGATTTACTAACTTTGAAACCACAATCAACAACAAAGAAAAAATGAATTGGTTTAAACGAAACAAACAACAACACAACAACGAACCCAAAATTGCAATCAAACACGTTTACACGGACAAATCCGGGTTGAAGTGGTTCGAATACGAAAACATGTTGACCATTCCGGCCAAACGTGCAATCGCGGCCGAAATCGCGACCAGGTTTGCCGATATGAATTTGACCAAATCGCAATTGATCCGGTTGTTTGCTGAAATGAAAAAAAACGCTAACGACGGAAACATTGTTCAATTATTTCATTTAATGGGTGAAATTGAATTCCGGTTGAATTACATTGGTGAAGAAATTACATTGTTGGAATTGGCTGCATGTTATTTTTTAATTGAAGGCGAAGACGAAACAGGGTTTGACGAAAAATATCGACAAATAAAATTAGATAAATTTAAAATGGATTCCGATTGTCATGATTTTTTTTTGCAAAGGGCGTTCGAATTCACAATCAGTTATTCGAATTCGTCCGGAACCGATATAATCGCATTTTTGAAAGCGACGGAACCCGACAACGAAAAATTGAATCAGATTTTGCAAACGTTGCGGTTGGACGATATATTGACGAAATAAATTATTTGAACCAATTGATTTGTGATTCGAAGCCGTCTGAAATTAAGGCGTTGGAATCATTATCGGTCGACGAATATTATCAAACAATTTCAACATGGTTAAAAATTATCGACGAAAAAAATAAGTCGTTTGATAAATTGAATTCAGGCGACGACGAAAAACCAAAAGAAAGACGTAAATTCGGCAAAGCAAAAAAAGTTTAAAGTCATGGCAGAACCGAAAAATGTCATTTTCAAAATCCAAGCCGATACCGCGCAATTGCGCCGTGAATTGGAATCAGTTAAAAAATCAATTGACGGTGTCAATGCCGGGGTTGGTGGCGCCGCTAAAAGTATTTCCGGATTGGGAAGTGTTTT